ACGAATTCTTATACCTCGTGACTTAAATCCTGCTGGTAAGTTAGCTAACGTACCTGCATCTAGTAATTGTCTTAGTGAAGATGTAGCAGATCGTGATAATCCACCAATCATATGTATTAATCCAAAACCATAAAAGCCTAAACCTGGTAAAAATTTAAAATGAACGAAGTATTCTTTACGTCTCATCAACTCATCTTCTGGATCGTAGTTTCTATAGATAGATAAAATCTCTTGTGAGCCTTCATCTATTGAAACAATGTATGGAACTCTAATATCTTTCTTATCTTTTTTACCTGTATTTTCAAATTCTTCTAAATCTAAATCAACATGCATCTCTAAAATATTAAATTGATTTTCAATTTCTCCTGATGGTTTAACACCTTCAATCTCAGATAGTTTTTGTTGAATAGCAGTTTGTTCTGCTTGTTTAGCAATTAACTCTACGTCTCTATAAAATCCAGACTTTTGTTTTTTAATAACATCATTTTCTGACATTCTAATAACATGTGTAATACGTTCACAATCTTTTAAATCTGTTGCATAGTAAGGAACAATTAAATCATCTGCAGGTACAAATTTAGATACCGCTCTTTGCATGATTTCATCATAGTAAACTTTTTTAAACGAAGATCCTGATAAAGGTAAATAAAATAATAATTGATCAAAGTCTGGAGTGTACTCTTCCATTTCTTCCATCAACATGTAATTCATAAAATCTTTAACACGTTCTGCTTGTTGTAAAATTTCTGGTGTTTCTAATCCTACAACTTGTGTTCTTACAGGACCTTCAGATGGTAATAATTCTTTATAGGCTTGTGCTTGAAATTGTGTAACTGACTCTGCAAGTAAAGGATGTGTAACACCCGTTGCTCCTTGAAAGGGTCTAGTTTGATCTCTGTATTTAAATCCTAAAAGATCTAATCCTTGAACATAGGTTTGTTCCCAATCTGCTCTCGAGACTCTATCTTTTTTATAATCAGAAATTAATTGTGACGACAAACGAGCTAAAGATCTTTCATCCATATCCTCAGCTAAATTTTTATAAAAGTCTAACTCATCAGAAACAGCTTCTGCTGCTTCCTCTACAACACCTTCTTCAGGTGGTAACTCTATATCAATTTCGTTTTCAACAACTTCCTCTTGTGGGAGTTCATTGTTTTTGTCGACTTCAGCCATTAAAAAAGTTTAGTCGGTTTACTTCTTGCTAATTTGTTTCCTCTTGCTATTACAGATCCACCTTTAGATCTATTTAATCTTGCAGCTAGTTTTGCTTTAGGACTACCTGGATCTATTTCTCTTGTTCCTGTTCCAAAAATTCTAGCTCTTCTAGCTTCTTCTGAAGCTTTAAAACCTTCTAATGAACCGGGTTCTCCATAAATACCTGTCTTAGGATTTAAAGTTGTTGGGCTACTTGTTTTACTTGCATTCGCGAATGCTGCTCTTGAAGCATCTTCTTGTGCTGCTTGATTAGACATTCTTTGTGCGTCTGATATTCTTGCATTTTTTTTTGCAAATGCTGCTCTTGAAGCATCTTCCTGATCAGCTTGATTTTGCATTCTTAAGCTATCCGCTTCTGATGTTTCAGTTTTACCCATCTTAGTCAAAGCATATGCAGCGCCTAAACCTGCTGCAACCTTTGCTAGATTTCTTAACGATTTTTTCATGATACTATCTCCTTGTTGTTATAACAGGATTATTTTAACATGCAATGATAATAAGGACTATATCTTATAGTAAATTGCTTATGTAACCTCTATTATAGTAAGTCTTTTATGTAGTCTTTACCCTTACCAATTTCTACAGCGCCACCTTTTTCAAATTTCATTGTTGCTTTTGCACCTATTCTAAAAGTTCCTTGTGATTTTTTTGTTTCACCATAACCTGAATATTCAGATTTTGATCTTCCTTTTTCTCCATATAAAAGAACATCTGTTCCATCATTAACTTTAAAATTTTTATCGTAAGATATTTTATCTTCTCTTTGTTTAAGTTCCGGTGTACCAGGCCCTTGATAAATTTTTGATTCAGTTCTGCCTATACCAATATTTCCAGCTTTAGTATGTGCAGTTACTTTTGCTTTATCTTTTTCTATTCTTGATTGTGAACCCTCAACTCCTTCTGCAGATCTTTCAATTTCAGGTGTAACACCTTGTAAGAAAGGTCCTTGTGCATCACCACCGCCAGACATTTTTTTTGGTTTAGTCATTTTAGCTTCTGATAGAGCAATAGCAATTGCTTGTTTAGGATTTTTTACAACGGGTCCTTTTTTTCCTGAATGTAATTTACCTGCTTTAAATTCTCTCATGACTTTACCAACTTTCTTTTTATCAGCCATTATAATAAATCCTTGATGTAATCTTTTCCTTTACCAACTACAACTTCTCCGCCTTGATTTCTATTTATCATCATAGATGTATCTGGATCTACGATTGGTGATTCAAAACTTGTTTTACCACTTGCTGTACCATAATAAGTTTCAGGTGTTATAGGAGGTTTACTAGGCTGATCATAAAAACCTGGTTTGAATTCATTACGTTCTGTATATGAATCTTTTTTTTCTTTTGTAATTTTTTTAGATTCTTTAATTGCGTCAGCTGTTCTTTTATTTAATTTTTCAGTTTGATATTCTTCAACAGTTTGCCAAGAAGATTTTTTTTTATCAGCCATTACAGTAAATCTTTTATATAATCTTTTCCTTTACCTACTACGACTTCTCCACCTTCTGCATAATCAGGCATTGCATCTTGTAATCTTTCTCTTTCAGCATCGGTAACTGAAGCTCCAGAAATATTTTTCATTGCGTCTGACGACATTGCTTCAGCTGCCGCTCCAGTAGTTGCAGCTCTTGATATTTCTTTTTTAAATCTATCTTTTTCTTTTTGTGTTACTGCAGCACCTGATCTTTCTTTCATAAATTTATTCAAGCCACCTTTTGCTTTTTTATTAAATAAAGGTTTTGATCCAACGTTTTCTAATATTTCTCTATCTACCTCAGATGCCTTTACTCCTGGTGTTAATTGTTTTTTTTCTTTAGCCATATTATCTCCTATGTTAGTTTCGCGGGGCGTGTTCCTTTGATCTCGGCTCTACCACCACGGATCATGCCACCCATTCGTTTTGCTGTTATTTGTTTTGTTTGTTCGGAACCTGTTGTCTTATCCCTAGTATCAGCTTTTTTATCATAATAAGAACCTAAAAGGTTTCCACCAATACCTAAATTTTTTGTAAGGCTTCTAGCTGTTTCAGATTTTTTTAAAAGATTATCTGCACCAATTCCAATTAAAGCACCTAGACTTGCTTTTTGGGGTCCTTTAAATGGTGTGTGATATTCATGTCTAATTTCAAATTCAGTATCTGTTTCTGTAGGTTGTCTTACAGCTCTACCAGTATAAGCTTTTTGAATTTTTTTCATATCAATAATATTTATATTCTTTAACAGGTCTATCTGACGTGTCCCTATAATCAGAACTTGTTTCAATAAAGCTGCCCTGCCTATATCTTAACACAGCCTGAGTCATACTATCAACATAGTCATCATATTCTCCATGTGGGAACGCCGCACATTCCTCAATTACTTCTTCTGCAAAGTGTTCTCCTTCTGGATACCAAATAGTACCTGATTCAAATATAGGGGCACATGCATTAACTCTAGTATATTTATCTTTTCCTCTTGATGGTGTGAAAGGAATAACAGGAATACCCATACGTCTAAACTCTTGGGTTAAAGGCTCACCAGAAGCTTTCGCTTCAATAATAACTGTTTCAGGTTCCCAATATTTATACTGATCTAATGCAACAGCTTTAAGTTCTGGAAAATCATATTTACCTTTCATGGCATCTAACAAAACCATATTAGCGGGTCCTCCTTCTGTTGGATAAAATACACCCCAAGTTGTAATAGCAGAATAATCTGCAGTTTCCTTTTTACTAAACGCAGTATCATAACTTTGTATTACATGCATAAGATTTGGTAGGTTTGATTTTTTCCATGGTCTCCACCATTCACGTTTAATAATTGCACCCTCTTCTGAAGTTGGGTCCTGCATATATTGAGATGACCAGTTACGAACTGGAATAGTTGCTTTAACTCTTTCTAATTCTTCTAGTGTCCAATACTCTGGCCACAATGGATCACCACTTGATAGTATGGCTGGGAAAGATATTACTTTCCACTTATCCGCTTTATTTTCTTTTTGTCCTTTTATTAACATCCCTGTTAAGTCGTTTTCTGCCCAACGAGTCATAACTAATACAATGGACCCTCCTGGTTGCAAACGTTGTCTGGGTCCTGATGAATACCATTCATGGGTCCTTTCCATTGCATTTTTAGATAATGAGTCTTGTTCCGTGTGTGGATCATCAATAATCAACAAATCCGCACCACGACCTGTAATTGCTCCACCAACACCGGCAGCAAAGTATTCACCACCATGATTAGTTTCCCATCTACCTTTTGCTTTAGAATCTTCTCGTAATCTTACATCACCAAAAATTTGTTTATATTCTTTTGAATCTATTAAGTTTCTAATCTTTGCACCAAATCTAGAAGATAATTCAGCATTGTGTGTAACTTGCATTAATTTTAATTTGGGGAACTTCCCTATCATCCATGCTGGAAAGAAAACAGAAGCAAACTCAGACTTAGTATGACGTGGGGGCATATTTACTATGAGCCTCCCTTTTTTCTGTGAAGCTATCTTAGTGAACTCTGACGCCATTATCTGATGGTGCCCATATTTAGTTGGGTCCTTTTCTTTTCGCATAATGATATCAGGCCAAACCTCCTGAACAAAATATAGAAAATTGTCCTGGCACAACTTTATGTGTTTAATCCATTTCTTTTCTACTTCGTTACGAAGCTCTTCAAGAGTTAATAGGTCTTTTTCTACGGGTCCCTTTAATAAATCCATTGTAATTCTTACCCTACTACGTTTATGAATCCTGCTCAAGCACGTCTCTGTAAAATCAAAAAAAATTGCTGATTGTGGCAAAAATAAGGCAAATAAAAAAGCATAAGGTCAATCGATTAATGAGCCTTGTAGACTGAGCCGTGCCTAACGCCTCTATCTTATGTGAAGTTATGTGAAGTTATTGGGAGTGATAAGTATAGTTATCAGAAGTAATGTTATTACTTCGCACAATTTCGCACAATGTCCGATAGTTGATTTAATAGTTGGTTGATACCGTCGACGTTGTCATTGGCGGTCGCAATAAGCCTAACGCCTAACGGCTCAAGTCTATAGGTTTTAAGGCAACGTTGCGAGAGTACCCTAACAAAGTTAAATACGTGACCGCCGTGCTTAATTAGTTTTAATTGCCACGCCATTTGATACTTACTT